TTCTGTTTGAACTGTGAAAGAGTTTTACTCACTATCTTCTTCTACCTCTGGTATGTGATGTGTTACAAATGTTTTCGCAACATCTACACGTTTTGTCTCTAATGCATCTCCAACCTTTGCGGCAAGAGCATTATTAAAGTGGGTTTCTGCTGCAAGGTTATTTCCTGTTGCAATAGAGTCCACAAAGTTTTTTACGTCTTCCATTATCTATCTCCTGTTTCTGGATTGTTGTTTGCAAACATACCATCGTCTGCACCCATTTCGTCATCTCCGCTTTCACCTTCATCTTTGATTTGAGCGTCAATGTCACTTATCTCCTCATCAGTCATACGAAGGATTTGTTTCTTAACGTATTCTTGTGAGAAGTATGTTCCTACATAAGATTCGATTTGTCCAAGCATATCTAATCTCTCTCTAAGAATTTCTGCATTCTTTAATTCTGAGAAGTGTCCGTCCTGTAGGAAGTCGAACTGAATATGTTCTTTAAATGTATCCCACTCTTCTAGTGCAATAACACCTTTTAGCAAGAGCTGAGATTTTAAAATATCTGCAAATAGAACTGTAAACTTCTTGCGAAGTCTTTGTACAAACTTAGTAAATTTAAGTTCGTCACGAGTAATGTTATCAGAACGTCCAATCTGGAATCCAGACTCTTCTGCAAGTCTAGATACTGGTACGTTCAATGAGCGATAAAGTTTCTTTTGGAAGTATGTGATATCATCAATCTCACCAAGGTTTGAACCGCCCGGCAAAGTTGTAATCTCTGTACCTCTACCGCCTTCTCTACGAGGCAACCAGAAGTCTTCCAACATTGACATGTGATTTCTATCGTCACGAATTTCACCAGTTCGTGCATCGTATACCATTTTATTACGATAACGATTCATCACATCTTTAAGGTATGACTCTGCCTTCATTTTAGGCAAGTTACCAACATCAATGTAAAAAATACGTCTTTCAGGCGCACGAGAGATACGATAGATAACTAACGAATCCTCAATCATACGCAACTGATTGACAGGTTTAATTGCTTTGTTTAGGTGTGAGAGTACTGTACCCTTAGACATATCTACAAGGCCTGAAGGACAATAAGAAATAGAGTCTTCAGTAATCTTTACGCCTTGAGTTGCACCAGATCCAGATTCCCAACCATTTGGATTGAAAAGATAATAGTTCTGAACATCTTTAACAATGTCCATGCCTGTCTTCTGATCTTTATCCTTTTTAGTTTCTCTGACCTTCTTAATCTTACGAGGGTCAACATATCGAACCTCTGTAATACCCTTGCGAGGATTTTTGGGGTCGATAACTTTATGATAGTATAATCTACCATCAACATACCATCGTCTGAAAATGTCATGTCCCTTTTGATTAAAATCTAATAGTCGAAGGACTTCATGGAATTCCTCACGAACTTTTGTTTTAATTTTAGGGGAGACTTTTAGACGATCAAGAGAGATGGATACAGATTGATCCCTCTCATCTGAAACGATTGCTTCGTTTGTAATATCTTCAATCGCACTATCACACTCTGGTTGTTGTGCAATATCACGATATCTTTTAATTAATTCCAGTTCGCTTTTATCACGACCATCCAAATCTAGGACAGACGCATAGTGTCCACCGCCTGAAACTACATCAAGTGTGCCATCATCAGAAGTAGGGGCAGTGAATCCATCACTGCCTCCACCCTGATTAGCTCTTGTAATTTTGAAACCAAAGAGTTCCGCCATACTATAATTCTCCTAATTTTACCTAACTATTTAGTAGGTTTAAAAAGAAGGATTATACTGATGATGCAGAGAAGTGTGTGTATCTCCACGTTACATCAAACTGTTCGACTTCACTTACGGTGTCAAAAGACAAGTCAATCGCTGCAACAGCTGTTGGCCAACAGTTGATAAAGGTATACGTCTTCAGAGCGTTATTATCTCTATCAAGTTGAGTGACAAGAATATCAGTACTATAAGCACTAACATCATTTACACCTTGACTTGTTTCCAAGTCATTGATGCCTGACAACCACTGTTCAAAACCGTTACGAAGACCAAAGTCTGTTTCATTGATTACCGTAGTAGTCCATGTTTCAAACTCTCTGTCTCCAGCAAGGTAAAGAGTTCTACCTCTAAACGGAACTGGAACTTCAGTAATGGTTTGTCCTGGCAAACTTGCTGCTTTGATTAGGAAACTAGCCCTAGAGGCGTCTAGACCGACACCTAAAGGATTAGTTAATGTTACTTGGAATTGATTAGCACGAGCACCACCACCGGCGATGTTCGCTTTAAAATCATTAATGTTTGCTGTACTCATTTTTAGCCTCCTACCTCACTAAATGACACGCCAGTTCTTACGGCGATAAAACTTAGTGTGATAAAGTTAATTGAGCGAGCAGGTTTGATGTAGATATCTGCAACAAACTCATTTCTATCAATTACTTCACCTGTGTTATTTCGTTCATCACATACGACTGAGAAGTCTGTGATACCTCTACGACCTTGCACATCTCTCAAAAATGGTTCAACCATACTTCTAAACTGCGCCTGTGTGAATGCATCGTTAAATTCAAACAACTGGTATTTTGCAGCAGTAGCAATTGCTTTTTCAAGAACAAGGAACAATCTACGGACGTTAATCCTGTCGAATGCACTTGGGCGTGATAGAGCAGTTTTGTCACCGAAGAGAACTGTACCTTGGCCTGGGAATGTAACAACAGGGTTGATACGAGCAGGATATAGGATATCTCTTTGTGGTTTGGTTGGGTTATAAGCAAGTTTAACTGCGCCACGAATCTGTCCTCTGTTGTAACCGCCTGGCGAGAACCAAGGATCAGCAACATTGTCAGCGTTAGCACACAAACCAGCCATATCACCATTCAAAGGAACGAAGCGATATACGTCTGAGTACTTGTCGTACATATACTTGTATCCAGAATCGAATACTGCATATGAAGAACTAGCAAGTCCATCAAAGAAACCTTTGACGTTTGTAGTTTGAGTAGCACCAGAAGTTACACCAACAACATCTGCCCTACGAGGGGAGATGAATGCAACCATATCTTTTCTTGACTCTGCAAGGTCGATAATAGCAGCAGCGTGTGCAGTTCCGTCTGTACCAGCGGGTGATGTACCAGCCATGATTAGGTTAACGTCAACTGTTTCAGTATCAGAGAACTGGTCATAAGCAAGTGTCAATTCACCTACAGATGCAGCAAAGTCATCTTGTCCGATTGACAAAGTGTCAACGTGTGGAAGATGTTGTGCATCAAATACAGTGTCAGTACCAGCAGATGTAAGGTTAGTACCCCAATCTGTTGCACCAGTAGCAGGGTGATCCATCCACCAAATGTGAGTAGAAGCACGATTAACTACTGTTGGGTAGAATGCAGTTCCACCTTGTGGTGTTTTTGCATTTGGGTGCTTTGACAAGAATGCGTGTGTTTCGATAACAGCGTTACCTCTGTTTCCAGCAACATCAATGTCGTAACCAGTGATTTCACCAGTTGTGTCGTATACTACAACGTGAAGTTCGTCTTCAGCAGTAGATAGTCCTTGTGATACAGCCCAGTTTGATGTGCCTGGAGCAGAATCAAACAAGTCATAGAACTTCCAACGTCTACGGATAGTTGTGTCGTCTGCGATTACAGAAGCAATACCACCACCATTTGGATTGTCTAATTGACGAACAGTAAGGTCATTAGTTGCAATTCCAGTAACTTCATACTGTTGTCCAGATTCTTCTTGCAAGAAGATAATATCTCCTACAGAAAAGGCAGTACCGTCATCCACAGTAACAGTTGTGTCACCGACTGCTAATGCACCATCAACTTGGTTTCCAGAACCTAGTACTTCTTCGTATGCTTCAGCAGAAGCACAAACAGATACACCAAGTGCGTTACCCCATGCGCCAGGATACTTAGAAGCCCAAGAACCTACTGAACCAGAACCATCTGCGTAGTTATCGTCATAGAATTGATCGTTTGTTATTTTAAGTCCTAGTTTAACTACTACGTTATTTGAACCAACAGCGGGTGCTGAACCAAATGTGATTGTAGTCGAACCATCGACTGTAAAGTTAGTTGTTTTAGTGCCTGCAATTGTTACTTCTAATAGGTCTGCATCAGATACCGCATTCGACATTGTGAATGTTACAGCTGATCCATCTCCATTGAAAGTTCCGATTGTTGCACCACCGTTTGCTACAGCGTTACGTGCTCCGTTATTCACACGAAT